TCTTGGACGGTATGGATCTCGTCCTTCAGCTGCGGCTGCTGTTCCCACATGATGCGCGGGTGTCGGCTGATGCGAGCGCCGTCGAGGATGTCGCCGTTGAGCACGATCATGGCGGGCTTGAGCGCCTTGGCGAGACGGCAGAACGCCTCATGCGCGACGGTGACGATGCCGGGCCAGTAGTGGCAGTCGGAGGCCACGAGCACCACGCCGTCCTCGAGCGTGTCGTGCATCTCGCCTTCGTACTTCGCGGCCCGCTCGGCGGCGAGGGCGTTGGCGCGGCGTCCGGCTGCGCTACGGTCGCTTGCGCCGCGAATGGGAGTGATGGATTCCAACGCCATGCCGTACTTCGACTCCATCGAGCGGCGGCGGCTGTAGACGTTGCGGATGTTGATGCCGAGCGCTTTGGATACTGCCGAAGCCTTCTTGAGTCTCTGCCAGGCGGCGATGAACTCCTGATCTGACGCAGTGAGCGGCATGTGGCCTCAGCGGTTGCGGAAAGAGCTTAGAGCCTGATGCAGCAGGCTGCCGAAGTTGTCCACGAAGACCTCATCGTTGTTGAGCCGGTGGTTCATGGCCGAGAGGACGGCGTGCACGAGCTCATGGCAAAAGGTCTGCTGCAGTGCGGTTTCGGGTTGGTCGCCGCGCACGTCGATGCGGTTGCGGGCGGGTTCCCACATCCCGACGGCGGCCTTCGTGTGCGGCCAGCGCGAGAGCGGCAGGATGCGGACGGTGATTTCGTGCCCGTGCATCTTGAACCGGCGCGGGATGCCGAGGCGGCGGTACCGGTCCCGGGCACCGCCGCCCCTATCCTTGCGGGTTGCCCCGCTCACGGCTCAGTCCTTCTTCTTCGACACCACGGACCAGACGGCCGTGGCGAGGGTGGCGAGCGCGCCACCGATGGCGGCGACGGTGTTGGCGTCGACGAGGCCCTTGCCGACGAAATAGCCGCCGACGGCCGCCACGAGGGCGCGGATGATGCCTGCGATCTGTTCTGCGGTCATGCTCTATCTCCTAGGCTTCGTGATTCGATGGCGGCGCGCCGTTGGAAGCCAGCAGCGGGAGCGTCGTAGAGGCCGGGAAGGCCGTATATGCCGGCCAACGGTAGCCCAGAACTCTCTTTGGGTCAAAAGGAGCCACGTTGACGGAGTTGCCCTGATTCCCGCCGAGCACCATCAGCCGTCCGCGTTCGTCCCGCCCGAGCAGAAAGCCCACATGGCCCGCGCCGGGGCGAGTGGGGCCACCGTTGAAGACGACCACGCAGCCCGGGACAGGGCTGCACGGCACCCCCCAGTCGAGCCATGCGCGCGCGCGGTACCAGTGCTTCGGGAGGCTGTGCCCGCCCTGGCGGAACATGGCCGCGACGAAGACCCCGCACCAGGGCGTCTCGTCATCGCCCCACCACGCCCGCAGCTCGCGAAGCCACCGGGCAAGGGTCGGGGCGGTCTTGACGCCGGGGATCTCGCGCAGGCCGATGTAGTGGCGTGCGCTCTGCACCCAGTACGGCTCGATCACGGGAAGAACACCAGCTTGGTGAGGATGCCCGCCATGCCGGCGATGAGCCCGAAGCCGACCCGACTGACGACGGTGCTGAACCGATCCAGATCCTCGCGGATGCCGCGATACCGCTCTGCGCAGACGGCCTCGTGCGATGCGAACTTGATTTCGAGCTCGCGCAAGCGGCGGTCGTGGGTTTCGCTGGGGGATCTCATATCGGTCATCGCATCCTCCTTATTCGGCGCGTTCGATGGTGATCAAGACGTCGGCGGTCGCGGTGAGCGGCGTCCCGCCGGTGCTGTCGGTGACGGTGCAGCGGTAGGTCGCGTCGCGGCTCTCACCCTGCAGCAGCCCGGTTGCAGTGAACGTGGTCGTCGCCGCAGTCGGGCTGTCGACGGTAAAGGTGTCGCCCGTGACCTTGCTCCAGCTGTAAGTGTAGGGCGACACGCCGCCGGTGACGGTGATGGTGGTCGAAGATGTGGTCTGGCTCGAGGCGATGCCGACCTTGTAGAGGCTGCCGGGGGATGCGGTCGCAGTCATGGCGGCACGGATGATGCGCACGGTGACGTCGACGGTCTTGACGGCCGGGGTGCCGGCGGAGTCGGTGACGGTGCAGCGGAAGGTGGCGTCGTAGGTCGTGCCAGAAACAAGGCTCGAACCGGTGAAGGTGGTAGTGGCCGCCGTTGCCGAATTCGCCGAGATGGACGTCGAGCCCGAGATGCGCGTCCAGGCGTAGGTGTATGGCGCAGTGCCGCCGACAGCGGTGACGGTGGTCGAGGCCGTGGTGATTGATGCGCCGGTGTCGGTCTTGACGATGTTGGACGGCGACGCCGCGACCGTGAGAACGGACGGCAGCACGCCGACAGCACCGGGGAGGCCAGCGCCCGGGGGTTCGGTCGCAGATGGCGTGCCGGCTCCGGTCTTGGAACGCACCCAGTAATAGCGCGTCGTCGTGTCGGTCTTGACGAGCAGGGCATTCGTGACGTTGCCGCTCCAGACCTTCGTCGCGCTCGAGAACGGGGTCGAGCTCGTATGCTCGAACACCTCGAAGATACAGTCGCGCGGCAGGGTCGCCGGAGCCGTCCACGTCAGATAGATGCTCGACTCGAGGCCGTAGACGGTGAGGTTGGTCGGCGGATCTGGCGTGTAGGACGACGGCGTCGGGGTCGTGATGGTCAGCGGCTCGATATAGTCGCTGTTGATGGGGTCGCCCCACTGCGCGCTCGTCTCCTCGCGCACCGAAAGGTCGATGAACCCGGTGGGGTCGAACGTCCAGCCCTCGACGCGCACTTCCTTGGCATTCCAGCCGAGCTCGGGGATGGTGACGGTGCCGGTCTCGAAGGGCTCGATGTTGAACGCCGACAGGTTGCAGCGCAAAGTCGCCGCCTGGGCGAGCCGCGACCGGCGGTTGAGGAGGATAGCGTTGCGCTGCGCCTCGAACTCGTTGGTGCAGCCGGCAAAGGTCGTGTCGAGCCACGCCTGCTCGCCGTCCTCGGCGATATAGGTTTGGTTCGCGACCGCGCGGAATTCGGTCTGCTGCCAATTCTGCGTCGGGTCGATGTAGCTGCCGCGCACGCTGTTATAGCGTTGGTTGTATGGGAACGCCGTCACAAGCTTCACGCCGCCCTCGACGAGATCGTCGACGCCGAGAGTGAAGGTCGGGGTGCGCCACGCGCCGGCGTACATCTTCCACTTGCCGCCGGAATAGTAGCAGACGCCCATCATCGCCTGCGCCAGCGCCTCGATGTTGTCCTCGAAGCGGTCGCCGGTGTTGAGCATCACGTTGCAGGTGTATCGCTTCTGCGTGGTGCCGGGGACGCTCACGACCTCGTCGCAGATGTCGGCAGCGTCTGCCACCAGCGCCCAGTCGATGCGCGCGGCGTCCTCGCCGAGGCCGAGCTTGTTGTCGATGAGGTAGTCGGCGAGGCAGAGCGCCGGATTCGTGCTGTAGGCGTAGGTCGTCGGATCGTCGACGCGCTGGCTGCCGCTGCCGCCGGGCTGCGTCGCATCAAGCCGGGGGTCGTATATCTTCTTGCCCTCGACGAGCACGGTGGTCTCGGGGCGGCCGTTCTTGTAGACCTCCTCGTCATACTGGAACGTCATGGCGACATAGGCCACGCCGCGGCCACGGTGTGAGGTCGTCCACGACGCGAAGGTCGAGGTCAGCTTGTAGTCGCTCACCTGGCTGTCGGTGCCGGTGTAGCGGCGAATCCAAGCGCGGTTGAGGTAGGTGCCGCCCGTGACCTTGCCATCGTCATCAGTTCCGGTCACGGCGCTGATCGAGCCGACGGCTTGGCGGTTGAAGTAGACCGTGCCCAGGCTGTTGCACTCGTGCCCCGCGATGGTAAGCACTTGGTGGAGCATCTCGTTGTTGTTGCCGGACGTCAGGGGCGGGATGGTGTTCATACCCGCGACCAGCATCTTGCCGTAAATGATGCGCCGCGCCTCGATGGTGCCGCTGTACTCGACATCCTGTGCCTGGCGTCTGATCTTCGGCTTGCCGACGAGCA